CTTGGAAGGCTGGGGCTTATTCGCCCTGGCGAGCTTTCTCAGCACCTGCGCTGGGATGGCTCCAGGTCAAGGCAGGTGCCCTCTCTGTCGGACCAGCCGATGACAGGAGGACCGATGTTCACGGTCAGCACAGATTGCTGCACCGTAGGCCCCAAATGCAGAGCTTTGAGCTCATTGCCCCCCACTACTGCCTCAGGGAGGATGCCAGGAGTCTCAGGTCAATGGTGGAAGAAGAATCTGCCTCTCAAGTGCTTGGTCGCTTGGAAGGCATGGGTGTGTGTGACTGTGTTCACGCGGAGAGGAGGGAGATGGAGGTCAGTCTCGAGCACGTGTACCAAGGAGCGCCTTCGCTCCTCCGGTCAGGCGAGGACCACCACGTGTTGCGCTCGATTGCGCACACCTTCACCCGCAACACTGGTTCGGTGAACTACGAGAGGTCTGGGGTCTTGGGTGACCCGCTGAAAGGAGCTGCAACCCTCAGCACTTGTTTGGCCATGCGCGGCCGCGTTCTTGTCTCAATGTCGGGAGAGAAGAACCCCATCATGCCCGGAGTCCCCGCGGCGTCCACTAGAGAGACCTGGAAGGGTTTCTTTGGGAGGGCCGCCATCCGGGCTTGGTGCGCTCTGCGAGAGTGAGCTCGGGAGAGGTCGTCTATCCGTTTTTAGCAGGCTATCGGGTAGACGAAGTTAGGGTCAAGACCACCGTAGACCCTTCACCACAAAGCCGCATTGTCGTTCATGATAGGAGCGACAGGGGTCAAGTCCGCAGCGTGATGGGCGCTTCCCTCGGCGCCCACATAGCTGGAGCGGCCCCTCTAAAGCCAGATCTCAACTACGTTAAAAACGTGTTGGCGGGCGTACAGCACAGGATCTTGCGGAAGCCGGAGCCTGCGGAGCCAGAATTACTTTCGGAGCTCTCGCAGTTCATTCGGGACAACTTCGACAAGCATTTTGGCAGGCTGGAGCCCGGCGACCTCCTCGAGTTCGAAGAATGGTTGGAATTGACCAGCTATACTTCGGAGGATAAGGAGCGGTTGAAGAAGGTAAAGGAGGAAATGCTCGACCCCCGGACAGAGAGGTACAAGTGGCTGAAGTGCTTCTTGAAGGACGAGTCCTACACTTCTTTCAAGAATCCGCGGACCATAAACGCCAGGGTGGATGAACTAAAGGTCATATTTGGGCCGATCGCGAAGGCATTGGAAACAATGACCTACAGGAATCCTGCTTT